GGATCTTCTGAAGAACCTTGTTTAGGAGGTAGTTTATCACCTTCTACACCATCTTCCGCTGGATGATTTGCAGTAGGTTTTTCTTTACTGGGTTTCTTTACTGCCAGTGCTTCTTCTTTAAACTGCCTAAACGTCTTCATTTGTTTCTCCGTTTTCTACTTCAGACTCTTCTGCAGGCTCTTCTACTTCTACTTCAGGCTCTGCTTCTAGTCCCATTTTTTGCATTTCACTATTATTGAATACTCCATTTGCAATTTCAGCTTTTCGATCTGCTAGTACATTACCGACTCGCTGTCCCATTGCAATATTAAAATCATCTGCGGCACCTGTTGTGTCGCCAGATGCCATCTTGTCCATCATTGCACGAACAATATCTTGTGCGTCTGCTTGGTCATTCACTTCAACTTCAATATCTGACATAATTATTCTCCATCTGTCTGTTCTTCTTCAGCACCACCTTGCGACATTGCAATTTGATGTTGTCGATCTCTTTCTGCTTCTGCGGCGTCACCAACAAGGTGATCATCTTTATCAGCACCTGAAATTTCTGCATCAATTTCAGAAATCTCTTCATCAGTAAGACGTAAGATATTTTTCTGTACATATCTCTTACTGTATAGTTGTCCCATAAATGGTGCAACACCGTTAAGCACTTCAATTCTACTACGGAGAATCTCTTGCTCTTTGGATTCTGTATAGTAGACATCACTTGCAAATTCATAATGCAAGTCTTCTTTAATTTCTATCCAATCTTGCTCAGTTATAATACCTTTGAGAACAAGTTGTGTCTTTAATAAATCATGGAAAATTCCTGAGAATCTTCTTCTTAACTTAGAAATGAACTTGGTAAATTTAAGTTCATCTCTTGTAATCTCTGCCGATCTACCAAAATTTAATCCAGATTGCTGTTCTAATCTAGATAGTGGTACATTTAGTGCTTGATAAAGTTTGCGTTGAAAATACTCAACGTCTTCAATCTGTCCTAAGTTTGCACCACCAGGCAATGTTTGAATCTCTGTCCCTCTGCCACCTTCTTTTCTTGGTAGCCAGAAATCTTCAAGCATTGACATAAACTTTTTATCATCTCTGATCTCGCCTGTACCAGCATCATATACTAGTTTATTACGATATCTTTCCATAATATCTTTTAGATACTGTTCTGCTTTACCAGTAGGTAAATTGCCAACATCAATATAAAAGATTCGCCTTTCTGGTGCTCTAGTAATACGATAAATTACTACAGCATTTTCCATCATTCTAAGTTGGTTTGCTGGTCGTATTGCTTTGTGCATATACGATATTGGGATTTGTTTATCCTGGTCCATCAAACCCGAAGTACAATATGTAATAGCATCTTTGGTAATTTTCACTGCCTTATCTTGGGCATTACCTGCTTTATACTGTCCAGACTTAGTGGCTAGTCCTTTATCATCAAATATAAAATGCTCATCGATGTCCGTAATAACTGAAACACCATTTGCATCTTTTTCTTTCTTTACTTTCCTTACTTTCTTGATCTTTCTAGGATCAATGTATCTTACATCTTTGATACCTTCTTTTGATTTTGCAGTATCAATTACTTTATGAAAGTAAATTCTTCCGTCAACATACCAACGTCTAAAATAATCTTGCGCTTTGTCGTTGAAATTCATCAATGAAATGATGTTATCAAACTCAGCTTGGATGGCTTTCTTCACTGTAGCAGACTGTTTAAGCGAATCAACATTTAATGTTAACGGCTTTTCATCGTCCATATTAGAAATAGTATCATTAATAATATCTTCAATAGCAGAATCAACATCTGCCATCATTGATATATCGCGGTACCTTTTAATAAGTTCCGCTTCATTGTTTGCTACACCTTCTACATCAAAGTATGTACCAAAATAACCACCTGCCTGAATACTTTCCAGGGCTCCATCAGAATCTGGCGCTACGAAAGATTTCTCTGTCTTAGGCGCCTTTTTCCTGTTAATCTCAAATCCAAATAATTCCATGTTATAATAATCCTATGTCCAATTAGCTTACATCGTAATGCATATATTGGAACGTCACTGTAAATTCTTCAAAAATATCATTCTGTGCATATTGTAATGCAATTTCTGACATCTGAATTGGAAAAGCATTTCGTAGTGTATAAGTACCACCAGATAATACTTCGTCATTTCTGTCAAGATGCTCAACAACCAAGTCAGACTGATAGTCTCTTGGAGTAAGTACACCTTCGTTTGTTTCACGATCATTAAGACCGTTCATCCATGTTTCGAATGGTTTACGTAAAGAGAAGTTTGAATCATTAACAACTGTAATTGTCCATGGATCAAAGATTCTTTCACCAGCCATTTTAATTTCACGACCTCTATACTGAATGATCGCGGGGTTTACGTTTGATGCGGGCAGTGCGGCGCCTGTTACCAGTAAGCTATACGATGGATCAACTCCTGGTACGTAGCTTGGAAAAGCAAGAGAAACCCGAAACTGGTTTGGTCTAGCTCCACCAGCGCCTAGCCTCGCTTTAAATTCTTCAATATTCATTTAATTTATCTCCTAGTTGAATATGATTATTTATAATGGGTTAGGCACCAAGTTCTTCAAAAGAGATACCTGTACGAGTAGCGACAAAGGTCAACGTAATAAAGTTGATAGACTTTGCAGGCTTGACAAAGATATCTGCTCTGAATTCATTTGAATCTATTGTCTCAGCAGTATTGTTTGTTTCGTCACAAACTACTCTGAAGTCATAGATACCTCTTCTGCCTTGTACATCACGCAAGAACGGTTCTACTAGTGACCTAAATTGCGCTCTTGTGAAAGCGTCATTAAAGTCAAAGAGTTGGAACTTAGCGGCTGTTGCTACTGCCTTTTCTAGGACAATAAACAATCTACGTACATTAATTCTATTAAATGCAGAAGGCTTGTCTAACAAAGTTTTATCTCCGAAGAGAACGATGCCGTTACCAGGGAATCCAACAACTGGGTTGATACCTTGACGATACAATTCATCTCTTTCAGTCTTTTTAGGAGAGAATGCGAGTTTAACAGCATTCTTGATTACACCGCGATTATAACCAGCGGGTGAGAACCAAGGATCGTTTTGATTATCTGCGACAACACAAGCACCAGCTACGTCACCATTTAGAGGTACATAGACATACTGATCGTTGTACTTGTCGTACATATATTTCCAACCACTATCCATCACTGCGAATGAACTTCTAGTTAAAGAACCTCTGTCAGTGACAATTGCAGTTACTTCTGATCCAGAATTGTTTACAACTGAATCTCTTTCAGGTGAAACAAATACCATACAGTCTTTTCTAACTTCTGCAACATTATCGATTATATAATCTGCTACTGTGAGTGCGTGTGCGGATGTCATGATTAATGAAACATCAAGCAACTCATCGTTATCAAACATTAGATAACCAGATTGTAAGTCAGCACTAGCAGGGCCAGCATCTACTGCACCAGCAAGTGAAGTCTCGTCAGCGGTAGTTAATGTATCAAATCCAACATTACCAGCACCAGTTGTACCCCAATCTGAAGCACCAGTTGGATTATCCATTACCCAAACATACTTTGATCTTTGGTTAACAACATTTTTCCAATAGTTAGACTGGTTAACATCATCTTTAGCGTCAGATGCTTTAGATACTCCTGGGAATTTTTCAAGAATAGTTCCTGCAATACCAGTAATAGCACCATCTTCATCGACTACGATGATGTGAAGTTCGTCAACTGAAGTTCCTGCATTAGCACCCCATGAGGTAGTAATTGGTGTACTATCAAACTGACCAGCATAAGTCCAAGCAGTAGATAGGGTTGCTGTTGCTGTTGCACCAGTACCTCCACCACCAGAAATCGTAACAGTTGGTGCTGAAGTATATCCTACTCCACCAAAAACAACTACAATTGCATTGACTGCATCACCAGAAATTGTTGCGGTTGCTGTTGCAATCGTACTACCGGTGTCTGGGTTTGCAATAGTAACAGTTGGTGCTGAAGTAAATCCTGATCCACCTGCTGTAACTGCAATGCTTGCAACTGAAGTGGCTGTAAAAGATGTTAAATCTGCCATTGAGACTTTAAGTGAGTTGCCTAATGTACCAGGATATTTGGCTGCCCAAACTCCTACACTAGCTTCATTATTTCCATATGATGCTTCATACGTATCTCTATTTTTAATTAAGATACCAGCACCATCAGCAGTGGCATTTCTTGCGGCACTTCCGACTTCTCTTACTGTTAAACAATTAGATCCATATGCCAAAAATGAAGAAGCAGTCATGAAATCTAAGAAATTACTTGTTGTTGGTTTCCCAAACAAACTTACTAAATTATTTTCAGAGTCTACGTTTTGTATCTGATGGGCAGGACCCCAACTAAAGTCTCCTACAATCGCACCAATTGTGGTTGCAACTGCGGGAACAACATTAGTCAAGTCTTGTTCTCTGACCTGAACTCCTGGTGATAGCTGAAAAGCCATGTTATTCTCCTCGATGTTAAATTACGGTTATCGTATAATGTTCCTTGAATTATTTATAATAATCCATATTTCTCTTTCTCGTCTGCCCACATCCATACATCACCACTTGCTATAAATACTTCTTCTTTCTGACCATCATCGATAATACCGAATGGAGTTAAATCTTTTTCTATTGTTCTCATTTCAGAGTTGTAAAGATTGTCTCTCATATCAACGTTAGTTAAGTCTTTAAAAAATGTATTCGTACTGAGCCATGCAAATAACACCAAGGTCATGGCTAAATCATCGTTATACCCTTCATCGGCTACAAAGGTACCACTTTTTTCTACAAAAGTAGACATCTCACTAATACAGTCAGCATCAAAAAGTAATAACTTTTGCTCTTCAATGAGTGCTTTTAGTGCAAAACATCCTTGTCGTTTTACTGCTTTTGATGTTCTTACGCCTAAAGTACTTTTCTTGCCGAATCCAGGAGAAACATATTGTTTGTTATTCTCGGAAACTGTACTAAATATATTTTCATATTCTAATTCTTGGTGAAGTATATCTGATACTTGCTGTCCAATATCATTTGTTTCTATCAAAACATATGCATTGTTGTAATCAGACGCAACTTTACCAATAATATTTGGATAAAGTAGGGGTGAAATTTTATTATTTCTATACTTACCCACTACCTTAAAAGGCATTTCTGTTATATCTAATAATGTAAATGCGGAATAGTCTCCACCAATACCTCTAGAGGTGTCCACTACTACAACATAGTATTTATTTTCTTTTGGTTCTTCATATATATCTAACCCATCTTTTGTGTAGATTGGATCATATGAAGACATCATTCCTAATGCTTTACCACTTATTAATGTGTTAGATGAACCAAGAAAATCACATAAAACTTCTTGATTAAACTTCAATTCTCCCAGTAGTTTAAATTGTTCTTCTGCCCATTGCTCATCTCTTCCTGGTATCTCTGCATATGGTATAAACATACTCTCAAATCCATTTAATCCTTTCTTAGATTCATTCCAGAATTTCCAGAAGTGATTGTATCCAAGTGGGGTAGAAGTGAGTAGAATCTTTGTAGTTTCACCAGCAGAAATAGTAGGATAGACTGAAGTAAAAAATTCATCTGCTACATTGTTTGGTATAATGGCAGCCTCATCAATGTACAACCAGTTTACAGATTTACCACGAATACCAGAAGCTGTTGTGGCGGCAGTAAATACTACTGAACCATTCTCTAAATCTACGTTACCTTTATTCCAAGTCTTAACACCCTGTTGCATCCATATAGGTAGATGTTCATACATAATTTGATAACGAGATAGAACTTCTCGGGCAGCCGCGGTCTTGTTTGCCATGATAGCAATTGTTTTACTATCATTAAATATACTATAATGTAATATACAGGCTGCGGCTGTAATTGTTTTACCTTGCTGTCTGCCTTCCATGAGAATAGCTTTGCGCTCTTTCATGATAAACTCTACTTTTCTTTTTTGACAATCGTAAAGTTTAAATGGCTGTAAGCCTTGGTCCAAAGTTACTATCTGACAGTAAGTTTCGATGAAATAAATCACATCATCTTTACATTTCAAATACTCTTCAATTTGTTCTTGAGTAAAATCATGTTGATACCCTACCGGCTTTAGATTTGGATTGCCGTGATATGAGGTTTCAATCTGCGTCATTCTCTACCGCTTTCTCTTGCTGTTTATTAATCATTTTAAGAAGATCAGAAGTACTGCCAACAAAAAGATTATTATTAGTAACATTACTAGCATCAATGTTACCATTTACTTTGTCAATTTTTTGTTTCTTTTCTTGTACTTCCATGATATCTTTAGCACCCTCAGCCATTGATTTGATAAGTTGACCCGCAACTTCAAATGCCCTAGGATTGTCACTGTTCTGTGCTATACCTAAAATACCTTGTATAGCTTCTTCATTATAAGACATCGATCTTTTAAGTGCCTGTCTGGCTTCTTCAAAGTCACCCTCAACACTATCTTCTGAGTCTGTAATAATAGCAGGAGTTTTTGGTTCATCTGTTTTAGTCTGGGTAACTTGAAAAGTTTTATCCAGAGCATCGAATACTTTGTTTACCATTATTTAAATTCCTGTTCAAACTCTTCCACAAATCTATATGCATCTGCTGGTCCAGGGAATTCTTGATATCCTTCTGGTGCTTCAATATCTACTGTGGGAGCAGTACTATAACCAGAACCACCATTAGTTACTGTTATAGATTCAATTTTACCATCTGTTCCTAATACGGCTTCAGCCCTGGCATTGCCAGTTGAGAATGTAACATTTGGTGCGTAAGTATATTTATCACCACTATATACCAAATTAACAGCATTCACTGCATCACCTGAAATCGTTGCGGTTGCTGTTGCTTTAACATTTTCTACAGAATAAGTTTGTTTTACATATTCACCCAATAGTTCAGGATTTTGCCAAGTAGACGCAATAACTTTGCGAATCATTCCTTGTGTACCTACAAAGCCATAGTAATTTAATTTCATGGTAAAATTAAAAGACCATATAATACTTTGTCTATCACCTGAATACGAACCTTCGTATTGATCTTCGTATGTAATGCTGTCCAATATAATTTTAATATCTCTTTTAATACCCATTTCAGGTAAATCATTTACAGTTACATTAAAGTCTGGATTAAAATGTGGCATTATCTGTTCTGCAATTTGTAAAGCATCTTCTTGATTCTTTGCAAAAGAATACAGAGTTATATTTAAATCGTATGGGGTCGATACAAAACTAGTTCTAGCAGTAAGAGTGCTGTCTGTATGCAATGCAACATTCTTATTGATTGGAGAAATCTTTCTATTAGGATCGTATGCGATACCAGTAATCTCAAATCCCATTCTAGGTAATGTTATTGCAACTTCACCCCTAGATTCAACATCTGGAATAGCCGCTATTCTAGACAGAAATTTTTGTTTTGGTGAGTACGCAAGAGGTACTCTTAATGACTGTGCTATTTCACCAGCAGAGTTTTTTCTTTCAACCTGTATGTTACTAAAGATTGTACCAAATGCAATAATAGCTTTCTTTGTAGTCGAGTGATAAAATTGTTTATCTTTAAACATTAGCCTACCTCACCAAATGGATTTACTTCAGTGAAGTCTAGTATATCACTGAAGTTCATAAAGTCTGCATTATCTGTATTTGCATTGGTCTTATTAGTTGCGTAGTCTTCTTTAATAAGTGCGTCACGGGTTTCCGTTAGTAGATTATCACCAGTCTCAGTCTTCAACTGATACAAGAATGTATCTAGTGAATTATTATCTTCAATAATATCTATATCAGTATTGCCCGTATCAAGTGCTTCTGAACTGTATTCGAACAACTCACACTGCAATCTAAATACGTATATCTTTCCTAGTTGGTAAAATGGATTTTGAAACTCTACAAATTTAATTTCAAATAGTGATCCTGTCTTAGCAAAATACAGCAAGTCTCCTTCTGCAGGTCTTGCTTCTAACTGAAAAGTACCACCAGAAGTGTCTACTAAATCTTCCCATCGTTTCTTGGCTAAAACAAATGTTGCAGAATCTCTTATCTCAATACCAAACTTAGAAAATATATCTCCTTCACCTTCAAATCCTTCAACGTTTTCAAGATACATTTCTAGAGGATATGATTGTGTGAACTTAGATAGAGCATCTTCATCAAAGATTGTATCTCTATTTACCAAAGTTCTAGGCAAATAGAAAACATCATGCCCATAAATCTTCAGGCTTTCTATTACAAGGCTTTCTACCAGCCGTTGTTCTGAAGTTGTTCCTGAAGTATCGCCATTTTGGAAATAAAAGTTAGTAGCCATGCTCTATTTATCCCACCATAAATGACGGTGGTAGTTCGTATTTCATTTGCATCTCGTCTTCGATCTGAGCGATCTCGGCAGTAGCTTCTTGAAATAATTCTACACCGTTTAAAGTTACTCCACCTGGTAATTGTATTCCACCAAATTTTTTCATATTTTCTCCCCATTGTCTTTTTAACAATGCGGTTAGATATTTCTTTAGGAACATATCGTCATATACTTCGTTGTATGTTTCTGGATTCAAAATTGCATATGCTTCTGCAATAACGTAATCTCCTACATTAAATGTCATATCCCAATCAGTATCGATATAAAGTCTATTAGTTTTTCTGTTCCATCGTATTTGTCTTTGATTAACAAACATTTGATCCAGTGTTGTTAAATGGCTTTGTACCATGGTGTAATACGTGAGGTCTGCACTTAACAAACTGTACATATCATTCATTCTAAACTGATACATAAGATCAAACATATTGTTTGTACCAGTTGTGGCATCATTTTGTCCAACCGGAAATAATCTTTGTATACTTAAAATCTCAGTGCCTATAGGAATGTAACCTTTTTCCATATCACCAGCACTGTAGTGATTAGAAGATGATAGAGTAGCAGATAGTCCACTTACCGAACCATTGATAACTTCTCCTGCAGTAAATGTACCTAGAATATTGTCTATAGTAAAAGCAGTACCAGTTCCGCTAACTAGAATAGCTGTTGCGCCACTAGTTGCACCAGTTAGAGTTTCTCCTTTACTGAAGTTACTCGCAATGGACGTAGATATATTTAATGTAGAGCCTGTAATCTGGTGCTTTACGTAAGTTCTTTCTACACCATCAAAGTGATATTCTTGAAATAACTGTAAAGCATCATCCACTCGGTCTTCTATCTGGTCCTCGTCAATATTAATTTCGATTACAGGAAAACCTAAGCGTCTTAAACAATAGTCTATAAGTCCTTGTCTACTTGATAATGCCATTTAACCCGCCTTATGATTGATCATATGCATACAAGAGTGCCTTGAGTGCATCAATTTCTTGTTTCACAAATGCAGTAGTAGCCAATTGCGTGGTATTTGTACCAGTACTTGCTGTTGGTGCTGTTGGTGTACCCGTAAGAGCCGCACTAGCAAGTGGTGCTTTTGTTGCTATACTGTTTGTTACTGTTGTGCTAAAGTTTGCGTCATCGCCTAAAGCAGCCGCTAATTCATTTAATGTGTCCAATGCACCTGGTGCTGAGTCAACTAGCGCATCTGTCGCGTTTGAAATGGCGGTATTCATTGCAGTTATAGTTGGTATAACACTGGTATTAACAGCAATAGCGCCACTACCAGCAAGAGTTATACCAGTTCCTGCATTGAGATATGCATCTACTTGTGAATTAACTCGGGAATTGGTGTAATATAAATTAGATGACCCTTCCGCAGTTTCATCTGTTGTCTGTGCATCAACATATGCTTTTACTGATTGTTGACTTGGAAGTTTAGTGGCACTGTCACTTGCCATATTATCTTCGTCAATTAAAGCATTTGAAATTCTTGCATCGGCTCTAGCATTTGTGAAATAAAGATTACTTGACCCCTCAGTCATCTCATCTGTATTATCTTTTGTGGCTATTTGACTCGCTACATATGCTTTTACTGATTGTTGTGACGGTGCTTTTGTGGCACTGTCTGTTGCCATATTGTCTTCGTCAAGTATGTCCAGAGTAACAACACCACTTGAAACTGAAATACCAGCACCAGCAGTAATGTGCGCTCTAACTTCCGATGCACTTGGTCCAGTATAAGTTAGTACTCCAGTTGAACTGTTGTAAGAAAGCGATCCATCACCACCAGAATCTGTTACACTTATGTTCGATAGTTTGGCAAGAGTAAATCCACCGGCAGTTGATCCATCGTGGACTACCAGAGTATCCAGTGTAGTATCGACAGTTACTTCTCCAACCGCTCCAGTAAAACTAGAATGATCTGACGTAGTTCCTCTTCGTAATTGTAATTTTGTTGGCATAGTTTATCTCTTTACTCTCTATAAATATATATTAGCTTACCAACTTGAAAGTGCAACACGTTTCCAGGTATTAGTAGCGACACAGACGTACATATAGTCCGAGTCGAAAGTTAAATCCCCTTTTGTTCCACTTGCAGTTGCACTGGCAGGCGCATCTGATTGTATATTAGTTATTGTTATTACAGCGCCCATATCATACGCAGTTGAAGCAGTTGTGAGGTCACCCCAATCGTAAGCATCTCCAGTCGCAGTAGCTAAGGTACCAAAATCTAAGTCATTTGACCAAGTAAAAGATTCTGGTAATCTTGCGGCGCCTATGGAAATTATACTTCCGTCAGTTTTCTTAGAGTACAGTAGACGATCTGCCATATTCATGGCAATTTCACCCACAGCTAAGTCAGATGCAGTTGGTGCATCACTTGCTGTTTCGGATCTTTTTAATCGTATTACTGTAGCCATTTAGTCCTCTTCTTTTGTTTCTTCATTCTGAGTATTCAATGATTGTGTTGCAATCACTAACTTCGATTTCAAAACAATATTTTCTTGCGTCAAGCGGTTAATTTCTTCCGCCATAGTTTGAATATATTGATTCACTAATTTCTCATCCATGTATCATCTCCAAAAATAATTAATTGTTAGTAAGTACCACCGTCTATAGTTGCGGCGTCAAGTCTAGTGTCAAATGCACTATTGAAACGTGCGGCTGTGTAGTAAAGATTACTTGATCCTTCACTAAGGGCATCCGTATCATGGTTTGCAATACTTGAAGTTGTACCAGTTACGTTACCAGTTACGTTGCCTTCCAAGTTTGCTACTAGTGATGCGACTGCATAACCAGTACCAGTAGTATCAACCACTGTTGTTGGTACTGCTTGTGTATCTTTAAACAGTTTCCACTTACCATCGTTTGCATCTCTGAAAAGACCACTGTATAGGTCTTGAGATCCAGACGTATCATAGAGTCCGTAGAAACCAATATCAACTGCATCGGAACTACTGTTGTTCGTTGCAAGTGCAAATAGTGGATCAACTACTTCCAAAGTCTGTGTGTTTACTTCTGTTCTAGTACCAGAAACAATCAAGTTACCAGAGACAGTAAGATTACCACCGATAGTTGGGTTAGTAGGAAGACCAATAGTAACTGCATTTGCTGATACTGCGGTTTCTATTTCATTTGTTGTACCATTGAAAGTAAGAGTTTCTCCGCCATCAATATCATTTGAAGTGCCACTATCACCAGCAATAGTAAATGAAGTTGAAACTGAAGCAGTACCTGCGGCTGTCAATCTACCTTGTGCGTCTACTGTAAAAGTAGGAATAGCAGTAGCACTACCATAACTACCTGCTGATACGGCGGTGTTATCTAGTGTGTGGGTAACTGCGTTACCAGATACCGCTGTTGTGATACCTGTTCCACCAGTAAGAGTAAGTGTTTCTGCATCTGTAATTGCTCCAGTACCAGAATCACCAGCTATACCAAGGTCTACATAAAAATCTTTAGAATCTACGTATGCTTTAACTGATTGTTGAGTTGGGATAAGTGTAGCAGAATCACTGCTCATATCATCTTCATCAACGAATGCTGTGGCTGTAATTGTGCCATCAGACAGTGATCCAAAACTAATAGTACCAGCGGCAATGTTGCCACTCGCATCTCTTTTTACAAGTTTGTTTCCGGTATTCGCATTGGTTGCACCGTCAACGATATCTGTATAAAATTTACCACCAAGTTTGTGAATTACTGCACTGCTATCGTTATTTACGGATTCAATATAAAGAATGGCTCCTGCGCCATCATTACTTTTATCTTGGCTATACGCGAGTTCTGCTTCTACTAAATCCGTAGTTGCGGGTGCGGCAGAAGCGGTTGATCGCTTAATCTGAATTGTGGTTGCCATTTAATCTTTCCTCATTTTTTTTAGGTTTACTGAAATCTTTTGTTCATAACGAATGTAGTCACTAATATGTTCCGCCATCCAGTGTCGTTAGATTCAATGAATCAATGTCAACGGATGCAGTTAATGCTTGAGCAACAAAATTGCCTGTTTCTTCATCATAAACCAAAGTATGACCGTCCAATAAACCGTTAGTTGAAATATCAATATTGGCTAAGTTTTGTAACTTTGCGTTTGTAATTGCCTGAGATTGTGTAGTAACAACTGAAGCAATAGTACTAGTTGATGGTATGCTTACCTTCGTAGTACTTGAATTTGATGGTATGCTTACTTTTATTGCCATTACTTGGTAACCTCCGGAGTTACTGTCACAATTCCTTCCATAATTCTCAATGTTTCAGTTGAACTAGCAATCTCAATATCGTAAACATATCTTCCAGCCTTTACAGCAGATGACTGAGCGGCGGTCAAAGATATAGTAATCTGCCCCTCTAAATCTATTTTCGCTGTATTGAATGACGTATAAGTAGTAGTGTAATAACTTTTACGCATCTGAGAAGTGACGGTATAATTCGTCAAATCTTTCTTAGTACCATCGTCATTCGTAAGATTGACCGTAAATGAAAAGGTTGTGCCCTGATCGATTACGATATTATTTACCGTTGCCATATATTGCAGTTCCTCTGTTCTGTAATCTATTTATATAACATGGAGTTTAGACTTGAAGACGATTCTTACACTTCTATACGGAGACAAGTACACCGTAGATGATGTTCATAGAATATATGATGCCACCAATGGCAAGTATAATTACGTCTGTTTAACTGATAGTGATCATGCACACTTACTTCGACCTGAAATAAATGTTGAATTCATCAATAAAGATTTTGAAAGTCATTGGAAAAAGATACAACTATTTAGTCTAACAAATATTGGTAAAGTTCTTTACTTAGACCTAGATATTGTGATACAATCTGATATAGATGTATTCTTTAAATATTCTAAACATCCTACAGTATGTCAAACATATTGGAAAGATTTTGGTAGTAAATTTAATTCTTCGGTAATGACATGGAATTCAAAAGATTGTGGCTACATATTTTATCACTGGCTAGAAAATCCTTATTACTACATGACTAAATATAATGACAATGATGATTGGTTTTTGTATCATGAAAAGTTAATTCAACACACTTTTCCTAAAGGTATGATATATTCTTTCTTATGTGGAGTGGATCAAGAAACAGATACTTCACCAAGAGAATTCCAAATAAAGCCAGAATATCCTATTGTATTATTAAATGGACAAGATGAAACAAAAGTAAATTTGAGACAGAAATATTATGATGCATTTTCTATGCATAAAATGGGGTAACAAATACACCTCAGATTATGTAAACAACCTTCATGGAATGGTTAAGCGCAACTACTCTAAGCGTTTCAAATTTATCTGTTACACAGATGAACCAGAAGGCATAAACAAGGGTATTACAACCCGCCCTATTCCTAATGTTGACCCTCTTCATCCAAGATATTGGTTTGGTAAAGAAAACTTTTGCTGGGACAGAGCCAAGTTTCTCATGCTCAATTCTCACATATGGCTAAAAACTAAAGGACCTTTTTGTTACTTGGACTTGGATGTTGTGATTCAAAACAACATAGATGATATAGAACAATTAGCCAAATCTCCTCACATGATATATTCTAACTGGGAAAATCCAGAAGTAACTTCTGATAGAAGGTTCTTAGATATAAGAGGGTCACTGTATAACTCAAGTGTAATGTTGTGGTGTACTGATCAAGGAGAAAAGATTTATAACGATGTTATGCAACACAAAGATGTTGTATTTAAAACGTTCTACAAAGGTACAGATAATTACTATCCGTACAGAGAACATCAAGTAGTAGGTGATAACTACTGGAGTTTCTTGCCAGTAGATTGGGTGTACTCTTATAATAGAGGCAAACAATATCCCGATGATACTACAGAACAACTATACAGAGAAAATGCTAAATTTTGTCTGTTCAATGTGGATTTAGTAAATAAGAAAAGTAAAAATATAAAGCCACATGAATTAAAAAACTACAATCTACTCATACACTGGCATGGCAAAGATGAATTTGAAAAGTTATGGCTACCTAAATTTCCTAAAAACTTTTTTACTAGAAACAAGCACACGGTTAAGATTGAGAATCTTCTCACAAATAAAGACTACGATACACTAGAAAAGAAATTTGCAAAAGATTTGCCTAGCTTACAGTCTGATTGGGATCAGTACTCAAAGAATTTCAATACTCTAAAAGAATGGTTAGGAATGAAATCTCTGACAGATGAAATGTTAGAGAATCGTTTTATGAATAAAGAAGTTGTTGAAGACATTGAATCGCTGATAAAGAGCAATGATTTACAGTCTCTTGTCGATAAATTTGTAAATGATTTTCCAGAGATAGATGCACACTTAACTGGTAATGTAGACGATATAAAGAAATCTCTTCCAGAATTAGAAAGAGAAATATCAGATACCACATTTATCAGACAAATAGACTCAATACATTTGCAGACCATAAGAGAACTTTATGAAACTGGTGATATGATTTCTATGCACAAGAAGTTTATTGCTGATTATCCAGACGATTCAATACTCGTAAATGGTGACGAATCATTGTACTGGAACAAGACTGTGATGGAAGTATATGATTTCTACAAAGAAAGATATATTTCTAAGATGCACAAAGTCGTAGCAGAAGAAGTAAAAGTACACGGACCAGTAAGATACTTTTGGAAAATAACTAGACTACAAGCAATCGCATTGTATAGAAGAATGTGGCATAAAAATACTTTACCATCAATTAAAGTAGACTTTATGAAGAATGTAGTAGATCATGGTATTCAGTGTATCTTTTGGGACACAGATTCGGATGAGATACAATCACTATATAAAAAATATTATATTGAATATTTAAAAGAATTGTTTTACAAAGAAGATTATGAAAAAGTCTTTGAGCGATTATACAATATCATGCCCAAAGAAGAATTACTTTCTATCATGAATCAGAAAGATGATGATACAAATACACTCATAAAGTATTTTCAAATGCATGGAGAACAATACAGTGATTTGTATCGTGGTCTATATGAAGATGAAGAACCAGATGGCGCACTGATACAATTAAGTACTCGCCAGAATGATACGAACATAGAGTTCAATGACATTTTTGTAGACGGCAATGAACACACTCTAAAGAGTATAAAAAATATATTCGATAGTTACAAAGTTTCTTGGGTAACTTTTATGTGTGAAATAACAGACCCAGTAAACTGTGTAGAGTTGGAAGAAATATGCAAGTATCTAAAAGACAAAAATATTACTATAACTTTGCAGACATTTAGCGATATAGAATCTCTTGTATATGTTGATCATATACAAAAAGTATTGCCTGAGTTAAAGTCAGAACAAGAGAATCAAATTGAAGATACTATTGCAAAAGATAAACCAATAGACTTTCATACTCTAAAGCAGTTTGCAAAGAAAAATGAAATAAGAACAACTAAACCTAAAATGAAAGAAAAAGATCCAGTGTGGTGTGATGCTAGAAAAAGTGGATACTTTTATATTGGTTCGTCTAGCAATGCTTTTCCTTGCGCTTTCATTGCAAGAGATGTGGTAGAAAATAAACTTTTACCATATCACCCTATTGACTATCCGTACAATATGAAGTATAATAACCTAGCAGGGTTTACTACAGGTGAAGTAATACATAATAATGATTTTGCAAATATCAGTGAGCATTTAAAAAGAAAGCCACTTGATATATGCACTAAAAAATGTGGAAAATGTAAATGAGAGTAAATTATATATGTGCTAAATGGGGTACAAAATATGGTCCCCATTTTGTGAATAGACTAAAAGATATGGCAAAAAGAAATACTCCTGATCAGTTCGAGTTTCATTTCTATTGCTATACTGATGACGCAGAAGGTATAGATGACGATGTTACTATTATTGATTTTCCTGATATTCCTAACATTCATCCTAAGTATTGGTTTGGTGCGGAAGATTTCAAGTACGGGATGGCAAGGTGTTGGGACAGAGCAAAGACTTTTGTATTTAATACTCATAACTTTGCTCCTGACAAACCTACTGGTCGCTTCATATTTTTCGATTTGGACGTAATTATTCAAGGTGACTTAACTCCTATAATTACATACAATATGGAAAGACCTACAAAGATGAAGTCTTGGTGGCAAGATCCAAGACCAATGGAAACAAGAAGATTTAAACTATCACATGGAGCGTATACAAATGGCTCATGTAAAGTGTGGTCAGATGATCAGTGTGAATGTATATGGGAAGACGTATTAGAAAATCAAGAAAAGATTTGGTTTACATATACAGATGGTACTGATAATTACCACTCTTGGAAATGGGGTAGATATGGAGAAGATTTGTGGGATCATTTCCCATCATGGATGGCATACTCTTGGAACAGAGGTAGATCGTGGGATGAAGATGATTTGAATGTAGCCAAATATAGAGAAAACTGTATTGTCTGTGTGTTTAATATTGACTTGCTTCCGTTTGAAGATGCAAGTAGAGGTAGTACAAAACAAGATAACTTAACTCATCCAGAACTCTTGAAACACTGGAGAGGCGAATGAATATCTATACTGTAAAATGGGGTACAAAATACAATGCATCTCATGTCAATCAACTATATGAAAGTTGTCTTGAAAACTTGAGTATGGATTTTACATTTCATTGTCTAACTGAAGATAGTAAAGATATAGATTCTAATATTAAAATACTTTCATTGCCTGGTGGTAACAAATTGGAGAAGTGGTGGAATAAAATGTACCTCTTCGATGAGACTATTGTTACTCAAAAGGGCGAGAAAATGTTCTTTGATTTAGATACCATACTGCAAAAAAACATTGATGATATAGCAAACTTTGATGCAGAAGATTGCTTATGTTTTGTTAAGACTTGGTGGCATGATTTAGATACACAGTATAAAGATACTCGCCATGTCCCACATAAGTTTACTGATTTGAATTCGTCAGTTCTTCGTTGGAACGACAGTCTAAATAGTAATGAAATTATCGAATATTTTAATGAATATCAAAATCAAATATTATGGTACTATCGTGGTCTAGATAATTTTTTCTACAATAGAAGAATTGTAAAGACAAAACTATTCCCAATTGGTTGGGTATATAGTTTTAATCAAGGGTATGTTTATCCACATGATACTGAAACTCATGTGTATAGAGACTTACCATATGTATGTATTTTTGACTCAATGGGGAAAAGTGAAGATGTCAAATTCTAATTTAAATTATAACTTTCTAAACAACTTTAAGAATTGGGGTGAAGCACTCTCAGTTATTGAAAAAAGAATGCCACATAAATTGGCTGACTTTAGACAATCTCTTGAAGGTAATAACATGGAAGCCAGCACATGGCTAATAGAAGAAGTTAAAGAGTATATTGAAGAGTATTATACTAAGACTGGTTCTATGAGAGTGTTGATATTAAACTCTTGGTTAGGTATTCCAATAGTTCCTCTGCTATGTGAAAACATTGATGTATCTCAAATACACCTTGTAGATATTGATGAAGAGTCAATTGAATTGTCAAAGATTTTTCACAAACATTATGCTCAAGAAAAGTTTGTCAACATTCGCCATTGGAATTTAGATGTTCCATTTGAGTTTGAAAATCTTAATAAGATTGATGTTGATCTAGTTATCTGTATGTGTACAGAACAGATGTATCCACTAAAAGAACTTACAACAAAGAATCCGCAAGCAATTCTGGCAGTACAAAATAGTAATGTAGTTGAAGAGATGTATGGTATTAACTGTGTAAATTCAATAGAAGCATTGAAAGATCAAGTTGGTATTGAAGAAGTAGGTTATGAGGGTACTAAACAACAAACATACTATTCATGGGACGGCAAAAAAGTATATGATCGTTATATGATTATCGGTCAGAGAGAAGGGTTCTTTTAAGGAAATAAACTTCTTCGCCAGTCTTCGTCTATATCTTGACACATCATTTCCCACATATCAAAGTCTGGTATAACAAATCCTAATGTATGTCTTGGCTCTGTACTACCAGCACAATGCCAAACGTGTTTAGATGAGTCTTCATCTTTACCTCCAAAATATCCAACTTTTGCTGACCAACCAGGAGTATCGTGAAGCGTTGTGATACTAGAGTCTTTAGTATGTCTAAAGAACCCTTCTCCATTTTTTGTATAACTTAACAAAATATTATACCCAGGAGTGTCCCAATTACAATGCCATCCCATAAATCCATTTGTTGGATAATATGCGTGAACAGCCGTAAACTTTGCTCCTAAAAAACTACAGACATTAGTACATAACTCTAAAGAAGAATCTCTATATTTTTTAGGAGAGCCTGCACTTACATGAAAGTCTGTAACTATGGCACATTCTGGTGTGCCTTTATGGCTTTCTTTTCTTACTTCTTCAAGATAGTCAGAAGACGTTGCTGTTTCTAGTGTATGTCCAAAATCTCTGCCTGAGTCTGGTAAGATTGTATCATGGTCATCTTGTTCGTCAAACCACTTTTGCCAATCTTCTAACATCTTTTTTAGTTCTGGATTAAGTCTGTATATAATATTCATTTGAATTAAATACCCTGCTCAATGTATAGTGTCGCACTATAACTTCATTGTTTTCCAATTCATCAGGTCTTTGACCCATACAAAAATTCCATCTGGCATCTGGCAATGGAAATTCACCCACATTAATTGAGTCTTTAAAACTGGTTTTATTTAAAAGCCACCACATAGTAAATGTGTCCCATGGTCTTACTTTTTCTGGATAAGGGTCAAGACAATATTCAGGATCAATTTGTATCAAATATTCTTTGTACCAATTATCCATTAGTCTTTTTATTTCAGAAGTTTTTTTATATAAAAACACACCACAATGATAAATCATTTCTTCTGTGTCATTTAGCTTTGTTATCTTTGCATTATATGGTCTGTTCTTAGTAAAGATAATATCATGATTACCTATATAATTAAATATAGTAGATATGTCTTCATGTTCAATCATCGTATCACAATCTAAGTACATAGTCAAATCATATGGTGTTTGTGACAATGCCCATAACTTTGCTCTGTTATTAGCAGGAACATCTTTTGTTACGATGTTATTAAAAATTAAATAGTCTTCATCTGTTACCCACTCCTCGTGAGTAAACAGTGTTATATTTGCTTCTGGATAAAAATCTTTTAGAGACTCTGCCGACATCTTTGCGGCGCGATAGTAATCTTTATTTAATGAAGCCACATAAACGTAGCCGTTAGTCATTAGATAATAGTTCTTTTAGATTGCTTTCTGTTAATTCTTCTTGAATCAGTATTGTTGAATATGCTTGTACTTCTACAATAGATTTTGCTCTACGAATATTCTTTTTCATTTCATTATTTTTGGAATCTTTGATCAGAGGAATTTCAAATGCTTCTAGTTTCATTTCAAATAAGGCTTCTTGCTTAACTCTATTTTTATGAACTTCTGCTTGTTCTTTCTTTTTTGTTTCTTCTGCTTCTTTCTTTTCGTCTTCTATTGCAGTAAGGCGATCAACTTCTTCTTCACCAATAAGTTCCATAATTGCATCGAAATCTTTATTGACAAATCCATCTTTCGCTGGTCCAGCATTGACGATACAGTGTTGATATTCATCGCCCATAAGAATCTCACACTCTAAAGAGCGTATTTCTTTTTTAATCCATTTTGGGTTTTTGTACTTAGGTTGGTCTGACATTATATATCCTCATAATTAAAATAAAGGCAGAGTGGTATGCTCTGCCTTATTATTTATATCACTTTAAAGAGACTCTTTAAGCAGTTCTTACGAACAACTGTTTTGTTTCTTGTGTAGAACTAGATGATTGTACGGTGTTGCCCGCATAAGTTCCAGTATATGTACCAGAGTATGAACCAGCATATGCGCCATTTAAGAATCCAGAAAAGAATCTGTTATAGTAACCAGTGTATGATCCTGTATAGTCTCCGGAATAGTTTTGTGAAGTAACATCTTTTAATTGGTCGGTCATTGTTGAACCCATCTGAGCCCAAGTTCCGGCGGCAGAAGGTTGACCATTATTCAATAGATAAGTTCCTATACCAGTACTAATGATTCTATTTCTCATTGCTGTATTGAGAGTTTCCATTTCAGCATCAGTCATTTCTGCTTGACCACCAGTACCATCGCTCTTCAACAATCTGTTGATATTAGTAGCCGCGGCTGTTGTTGGTGCAGTTTTTTGATATAGATTATATGCTACATCAGTTCCATCAACTTGTGTTTCTGTAATAGTACCTCTTACTGCCCAAGTTCCACCAGATGGTGTTGATGTATTAATATGATATTGACCAACTGTATTAGCATCTTCAGTTACCATAGCAGTAATAACTTCATCTAAAAGTTCTGTGTCGATAAGACCATCAGTCATTTCATCGATATTGTTATCATCCCATCTTAGTGGTCTGGTAACACTTTCAGAAACTACAGCATTTTTTTGTTGGATTCTATATGTGGTTGTGGTAGTGCCACCACCAGCTGGGTGAGTACCCACTGCTTCGGTTCTTTCTCTATTCGTAAAAGTTCCTACTTCAGTGTAATCTGTATCTAAAGCATCCGTAATAACTTGTAATTCAGCAGTGCCCGTCCCATCGGTATCGGTTGCAAATTTATTAGTAATAACATATGCAATGTGATCTCTAATCTCAGCAGTCGTAAGTTCCCTAACGCCTTGAATTGTACTAGCGGATGCGGGATACGAACTTGCTTTTAGTGTAATTGGGCCAGCCATTGTGAATCCTCTTAGTTAATCAGTGTACCAGATGAATTATATACTGCCAATGGTCTATGTCTTTGCCAATCCGTTGAGTCCTTACAAGTAACTGTAACTGTCGTTTTTGCTGGTAAAGTAACTGCCGCATTAACAGAACCACCATCAATGGTATCTGAAGTGTTTGGATATAATTTAAAATCTGTTGTAGTAGCGTTTTGAACAATGATAGTAAGTCCGGCGGCTGCAGTAGGAAGTACAACTCCGTTATCAGTAGAACCGGCAGTTACAACTACTACTGTTTCAGTAATTGCTGTTCCGTTACCCTGAGTAGTACCAGCGGCAGTTGCAGTTTGTACTCCGTACTTAACGTTTCCTAGAAGACTTACAGTTCCATTAACAGTAAAATCTTGTACGTTATTACCACCAGAACCAACTGCTCTCCATGCGCCAGAAGAAGTTCCTACATATTCTGCGCCATTGTCAGTAACAACATCTACAGGAGCATCAGCACTTCCACCATCGATAGTATCACCAGAAGCGGGATAAACTTTAATAGTTGCACCAGATGTGTTGTAGACATTAATAACTAGTCCGGCTGCCGCGTCAGGTAATTTAACACCTTGGTTTGCAGAAGCACTAGTAATAATATTGTAAGTTTTAGTAATTGCTTGGGCATCTCCCTGTGTACTACCAGCGGCAGTAACAGTTGCGACTCCTAGGGTGACATCGCCACTAGCGGTTAAGGCAGCTACGGAGATATTGTCACCACTTTCATACTTATCGTTATTGAGGTTAGTAAAGTTATTATCTACCTCAGTATTAGTAAGGGGACTACCCTTAGCTGATCTTAATGTGATTGTGGCCATTTGCTCTTCCCATTTATCGTTGGTTTATAGACTTTAAAAGTAATTTAATCTCTGAGAGTTCATCTTTTAGACTATTTATATCATTGGACATTTCAAGTATTTGATTGTCCTTTTCCTTAATTTGCGCTCTTCGTTTTTTATGGTTTCTCAGCCCAACCACATCAGTCGAAAGTATTGCACCAGAAGCCTCATCTCTAATAAAATTATCTTGTCTCATATATATGCTCCTTAAGTTACGTTTATTACACGTAGTTCTTTTGCATACGGTATGTTTGACGTATTAGAAGCCAAGAATACTAGTTTAGTAGCAAACTTCTTATATTCATCAAAAGTTACTGTGCTTACTGTTGCTGTTACTTGAGCGGCTGGTCCTACATATACAAGTACGGCAGTTCCATCAGTTTCTTGAACGGGTGGCGATGCTTGAGTTCCAGATGGACCAGTTCCACTAGCCGCGCTAGTGCCACCAGTTTGTACAGTATAGAGATTTCCAGCGGCAGTTGCAACTTGTTGTCCAGTAGCATATGATGTTGAATTTGCGTATTGCGTTCCTACTGTAACTGTTGGAGTTACACCCGCATAATCTCTTCCTGGATTTGTTAATTGTATTGAACCAACAGTATTACCAGATAATAATGCAATCGCAGTTGCCTCGCCAGTACTAAAAGATAATTCTGGTGCAGATGTATATCCTGCTCCAGCTTGTGCGAGAGTCAGTTCTGTTACTCTATCAGTTGAATATGCATATGATCCGTTTACCAAATTTGCATCAGGAATTTTAAATCCAAAATCTGTAAATGCAGTTTCAGACGCAGAATTTCCATAAGGTGAATGATTATCATCTCTGTCTAGTTTTATCCAAGGCAAATCATCATTGAAATCTGCATCAAAATCTGCGGCAGCTTGGAATTTACCATAAACTTCAATACTAGATCCAGGTGGTTGCAATAGGGCACATTGAACAAGAATATCTTGGGCTTCCATTCCGTCTGCAAGCGCCACAGGACTATTAATGAATCTTGATAGTGCATTACCAGATCTTGGTAAAGTTTCATTTGTACTATCATTGTTAATTAGATTAGAATGAGTTAATAGTCCTAATGCAGTAACTTCAAGAACTGGTGATAAGTCTGGATTACTACCTGAATTTAGGGTAATTCTTTTATGTAGAGATTTAGTATCTGCACCACTTAGAGTGTATCCTTCATTAGAATACGACCGAACAGACTTCTCATTATCAGTAATTTTTCTAATATCCAATGATAGAGGTTCATATGTTGTACCGGCAGAATTTACATTTGCTGATTTTGTTGGTGCATATTCAAAGGCAATTTTACCATCATTTTCAACAAGATTCATTGTCGTTCTAACTGAATTATATTTTCTATCTTCAAGATCAGTAACAGTAAATATGGTAGTTTCAGTTGCACCACCCGTAGTATTCCGAGTAGCTTTTAGTGGAGTAATTAAAGCACCGGTAGTTTGATTTCTAAAGAAACCATTAGTAACATTAACTTCCATTTTCTCCTTTTGGGGATCAATAAACTTCAATTGACCCGTTACCAAATCACAAGTAATAGATGCTCCTGTTCCTGTACCAGTTGAACTAGATTGATTAATTGTTCCTAAAGATATTTTATTAAATCCTACACCAGCAGTACCAGGATCAGTAATTTCAAAAGATGTAATTGTTCCTGCAGATGCTGGAGCTAACACCTTTATTTTCATACCAGTCAAGACATTACCATTATCATCAACAACATCTGCTATAGTAATAATATCACCCGCTACGTGACCAGAACCACCATTTGCCAAAATGGCATCAACTCCCGTAATTCTAGAGTTTGCTACCGGTCTTCCAGAAGTGTAATCAGTACATACCATATAATCAATGTTTTCATTTTCAAGCATTACTGTACCATCAGATGTGGCAAATTGTGCTTTTGTTACTTGATAAGTCATATCTTCATCTTGGTGAGCATTCCAAGTTCTATTGTTAGATGATGTAAATAACATACCTCCAACATTTGTATCTTCTGCAAAGATACGTTGATTTTGTACTCCTACTCCAACTCTATTTTCTCCAAGTTGAGAAACCCAAACTTGATAGTCAGGACTATTACCAGCTGGTAGAAGAACAAAACAATACTCTGTTGCACCTTTAAGTTGAACTGGTGCAGGGAATGTAAACGTTGTAACATATGGCTGATCTTCTTGACCAACTGGTGAGAATCTTAATGTTCCGTCATTTTCTTCTACAGTTGTTGTAACTTCAGATGCCGGGAGAAAGACTTCACCGTAAGGTAAAATGCTTCTTGATGGGTATCCATTCATAACTTCTCTAATTTGACACGTAATACCTTCAGTAGCAGATTTTGTTCTAAAGAATACTTTAACTTCTGTAGCAAAAACACCTTCTGGCTCTGATACAAAGAAAGTTTGTGCAATAGGATCAAATCCTCCAGTTACTTGAACGTGAGTGGTAACATCATTCTCAAGATTAATATGCAGTTTGGGATTAGTCGTTACTGTAGCATTAACATCGAATTCTTTAATTACAGTTTCGACACTTGTAACGTGTGTCCAAGTACCTCCCTCAATCGCCTCTGTTGTGGGAGCGGTCTTACCCAAAGTGATTTTTGGTACAGCAGTAGATATAATGGTGTTTTGTGCTTGTGTAGTAATACCATTAGAACTGAATGGCGCTTCACAAGAAGTCGTTACAAATTCAGGACGATCTCTAACATCATCGGTAAATCTTAAAATTCTTTCACCAACAAGAAATCTTCCTGGTCTCAGCTCGAAAAATCCAGCTATAAGTCCATCAGCATTTGATTTTACATTACCATGTGAAAAATGACCAGGTTGCTGAGTGGCGCCTAAACCACCAATGCTCCAAGCATAGTCCTGCCAATTTTGAGCATTATTAGGAGTGCTTGAATTATTTTTATAATCAATTACGTGTTGAATATAAGATTTTGTAACTCCACCAATAGTCGTATTGCCATCTCTTATTGACCACAATTCATTACCAACTAGTTTTTCTCCGTCAAAGAAACCATACATTCTAGTGTTGGGTTTTAATCTTTGTCCGACAAAGAAGAGCAGTTTTTCTCTCATATACATATCTAAAGTAGCCGATATTAATTTTTTACCTACGTCTACTTGTTGATGACTATGAACTGACGAGGATGCCGTAAGCATTCGTTTAGTTGCGGTAGCCGTCATGGTCGTACTATTTGATATTGTTTCCCCTTTTATTTTTCCCGTTACCGAAGTAATTGTGTCTGCTCCAATATAAGCATCCATAGATATAGTACCACTGGTTTTAACATCTACTCTGGTACGACCACCTTGATCGCTCCCCCCAGCATCAATGGTAGTGCTAGTATTTGCGTCTTGATAAACGCCGTTATGAATCATGCTTTCTGGGGGATA